CTCGTGAGTCGAGGCGAACTTGACAAGTTCATCAGCGGACAACCCGACACGACTTACTTCAACTCCAAATTCAAACGCCAAACTTTACCTGTATCTGCATCATACGCACACTGGAAAACATCATCTTGGGCATATGTTGAACCCCATGAAGAAGTGCCTGTTCCATTCACCCTTAGATAACCAGTAGAATCTAAAGAGTATCCGTATTCACCAGCACTTAAACCAGTATTTCCAATTGAATTTTGCCCTACAAATATATCTTCTCGTATAATGCCCCAATATGAAGCATTTACAGCAGCTATTCTACAACATTCAAAGTACCACTTACCAGAACGCATAACCGTTGTGCCGCCTATGGTTAAAGCTGCTTCTGTGCTTACATAATCAGCAATGTTTAAATTTCCTTGGCTCAGAAACTGGTAAGAATGTCCAGATGTATTTCTATCTAGCACATTGTAGGTGCAAAAATTATTTGTAGGGCTGTCTGGCACTTGGTCTGTTGCTGTAACACCGCTGACGCTTGTCATGTTATTACCCTGACCACTAGAATCTGTACCTAAAGAAGAAGAATCTGAAAAATCAAGGTAAAAACCGTTTGTACCGTAAGACCCTGTGTATTCTTTAGGAACCCAGATACCAGATTTTGTTTCACCAAATGAATCTGCATCTAAAGCAGTGCCATCAACAAAGTGGTATTCTGCAATATAACCATCCATGTCTAAAGATAAATTAAAATTGTTTCCTATATAATGGGCGTTGGCGTTGCCAATACTGCTTTGATGAGCAGTTAAAGCAGTGCTAGTCGTAAGCGTTTGATTTTCACCATTGACATAAATTTTAAATTCTTCAGACCCTGAAGTGCCATTAAACTTTACGACTACATGATACCAAGCACTTGGGTCACGAAACAGTGCCGTTGTATACTGATATAGCTTTGCAACCCCACCAACAGCAGAATACATACCTATCCAGCCATCAGTTGCAGCAGCACCACCATACAAAATTATTTGAGTAAAGTTACTGCTGTTAGAATAACCCTGCAAAAGACATCTGCTGGTTTTTTGGTCAGTAATTTTTACCCAACAAGAAAAAGTAAATATTGTGCCGCCAGCACTGCTAAATGTTTTAGCCATGTACGGATTATCCGCAGGTTCAAAACGCAAAGATTGGTCTATGGTGTACGAATAGAAATCACCCGCACCGCCGTATAATTGTAATGCACCTGCTCCGAATGGACCTGACATACTTTAACTCCTAGCTAAATGCTAACTGTGGCGTACCAAGTAGAATGTTACCTGCGCTTTGTACAACGTAGGGAACGATATCTACGGAACTCGCCGCAGTTGAAAGTGTAAGTCCAGCACCACCTGCTGTTTCATAATCCGTACCTAGACTTACAGTCCTGCTTCCTGTTCCATCCTGAATAAAAACAATAAACCCAGATTGACCTGTCTGTTCAGTAGAGGGGTTTGCTAAAGTTACGTTACCCGTTAATGTCAAAACAAAATTTTGATTTGCTTGAAAGTCTAGTGTTACAGACCCTGTATTGGTTGTATCCGTATTAGTGGTAGCAAGAACCGTGCCTGATACGAGAAAACCTGTTGAAGTAGTGTACGCTTTTAGCGAATTGTCGTAATACAAGCCTACTTCTGCATCATCGTGAACAACAATACCATCTTCACCACTTTTAGCCTGTATGTAGATATTGCCACCATCGTCGCCATCCACGTTGTTTCTTATGTATAGATGATTGGTATTATTATCAACATAGCTAGAAGTACCGTTATGATATATTTCTAAATCACCACTCGTTCCAAACTCTGCTTTTATACTATCATTAAATGTTAAACTGCCACTAGTTTTACTGTCTGCTGCATCACTACGAAGAAATGAAGTGCTGTCCAACGAGTCTAACGTCTGAGCGTTACCGCCATCTGCAGATGTAATAAATCCTGAATCGTTGTTAAATCCAGATATGTTGATATTGCCCTTAGTTAACTTTTTCTGATTACCGACAGAATCAACTACAGCAAAAAAGTCACCATCGCCATCAGTAGTAGATGTGGTAAGTTCGTTCATATCGAGTGTAAGTGAGTGAGAAATACCCTCACCAGAAGTTGCACCTGTAGATACTAAACCTACGCCTGCAGTGATATCTGAAACGTAATCACCCGTGGTATCTGTGGTCAACGCGACAGAATTAGCAGCGATTGTAGCTGCAATAGATACATTGCCTGAACCGTCGAACGATGCAGACGTACCTGTTACGTCCCCTGTCAGACTGATAGTTCGTCCAGTTGCAAGTGCAGTTGCTGTATCTGCATTACCTGTTACATTACCTGTTACGTTTCCTGTTACATTACCAGTGACGTTACCAGTGACATTTCCTGTCAAGGCAGCAGTTACTGTGCCTGCAGAGAAATCACCGCTCCCATCTCGAAATACAATCGTACTCGCTGTGTTTGCATTTGTTGCATTTGATGTAACAGTAAACGTTGCCCCTTCCGCGTTTGCAGAACCAGACAATCCGTTACCCGATACCGCACCCTGTTCGACATACGAACCAGTTGTTTTCGTACCTAGCGCAACTGAATCGGCTGCAACTTGCGTTGATGTTACGGAATTAGCAGCAAGGCCAGATGATGTAATCTGCGGACCTTCACCCGTCGTACCATCGTGGCTGTGTCCTGTCGAGCCGTTAAAAGCAGCTACAACGGCATCAAACTCGCCATCGAGGTCTGCTGCGTTAATAACATTACCATCTGCAATGTTATTTAGCGTGTCATTTCTGGTGTAGCCTGTACCCATTGTTTATCTCCTTCCATACAAGCCAAACTGTATGGTTGTCGCGTCTATTGTGAATGTTGAATCTGTAGTTTGACCTGTAGTTTCATAAAGAACTGATACCGTAAACCCGGAGCCAGTAACAGGCTCATCGTAAATGTACCTTTGTTTGGTTCCGAAGGTTGAGGTTCCGTAAATACCAGAACCGTACACAACGGAAGTTGCTGTTGAGTTATTCAACGAAATAGACGCTGGCTGTATAGAGTTCACTTGGTCAAAATCGTACTTGATAGATTTCAACAAATCAAACTGTCCATCCGCATCTATGTACGTTGTCGCCTTAAAAACGGTCTTTCTAAGGTTGGGGTCTTGAATAGGAATATACGGCGTTGCAAACGTTGCAACAATGTTTGTCCCATCAAATGTGTTGCCTTGCTCCATGCGATAAACGTACCCGTCTTCATTTGCAAAGTACGCAAACTCAGCGTTACCATCGTACTCACTGTATGAAACGTACGCTTTGAAGCCACGCAAGTCATTCCAAGACACTCCATCTTGAAGCTGCGTTCCAGCTATCGCTTTTGCAGCAGATGATTGATACGCTGAATTGTACCCAAATATTCTGTACTGACTCTTCTCGCGTATCACTAAACTAGTAAAAGAAGAACTGCTTGAAATTAAATCCAGAACTTCTGTTTGAATTGGCTTAGACACTACAGCTAAGTTGAAATCACCAATTCGTTCCGTGGATGAAAACGAACGAATCCCGTCCGGTCCCAAAAACAGTATGTCTCCACCAATCTCTTGAATTGTATCTTCAGCTACACAACCTAAATCACGGGACACAGGTACTAGTTGAAAATCTGCAATGCTACTTCCTGTGATGCGATTTATTGTGTTTTCGCTAAAGACGATAAGCTGTTCACGGAAGACAACTAAACCAGTTATGTTGTCGCCTATGTTTATTATACCACCACCAGATGCGCTTGTAAAGTCTGTCTCATCGTAGGGTGCGGAGAAAATAAGCTTTTTACCGCTTGCAAGAAATACGTGGTTCTTAAAATTTACTACATGAGTACAGCCTAAAGTGTCATTGGGAAGTGCGGTTAATTCAGAAAATACCGTGTTGGTGAATCGAAAAGGTTTGTTGCCGCTGTCTCCATCTACAACTAAGAACTTTTCTGTGCCATCAAAATCGTACTTGAGAAAACGTACCTTGCTGGAACCTGACCCTAAGTTTATACCTGTGCTACTAAACGTAGCGTTGTTAGTAATCTCTGTCCAGCCACTACCACTAGAACGAAATAACCCTGTGCCTCGTGCAGCAAACACACTATCTTTATAGCGAAGAATACCTCTGACTACACCTGTGTTTGAAAGAGCGTTGGTGTCGTGCTTAGAGAAACCTTCAATTCTGCGATATCCACCAAAAATAGATGGTTCAAAGTTACGCAAAATACGAGCAGAACCCGGAGCAGTAGACCCATGCTGTAGCTGAGATAGGTTAGTTATTAAACCACCTTTTAACTCAATACGATAGGTATTCCAACGGTCTGGCATTACAGAGCCTTTGCATATACATTTTCGTTAACGTTGACTACCCGCATCCGTTTCATACCTTCTTCAAACTTTCTGTATGACACTGATGCAGATTCCATGTTGTCACGGAACATGTACGCATAGTACATACCGCCGTCAATAATCACATGGCGATATCTGAACGGTACAGTAGGTACGTCTGTGTTGTTGGTAAGGTCGTTAGGATACATGAAGTATTCGTACTTGATTTCATACGCCGCATCAGGAGTGGGTACAAAAATAATATCGTTGTCCTGAGAACGTACGACATAGCGAGGTTCACCACCTTCTGACGCTGCTTTGTACTCTTCATCAATGTATTTTTGAACGTACTCGTCATAAGACAGTTGCGTTAAACGTATAGCATTTGCTACTTTAGGAGTAGTTGTACGTTGCAATCGTACTGTGTCAAA